GATTATCATAATTTAAACCTTGATGCGTTTTTTAGCGTAGTATTTTTGATGGATTATATCTGTCGTATCAAGTTTTGAATCTGTGATTAAATGTGTGACTAAACGCGGTTCGTGTGGATCTCGCTTGTTACTAGTAGGCCAGTGTATTGCTAATGTATTCATAGTTTTTTACCTCTATACCGAATTTTAAGGCCTAGATTAACTTAATGTCAAGTGTTTTAATCTATTTTTATACTAGTAAAAATAAATCCTATGTTATCCAGGTAATTAAAAATAACTAGATCAGTATGTTAACGCCTGTATAATGCGGTAAATCCCTGGTTAATATTTTTGTAATCCATACCAATTAAAAAATTATACATGTATTAGATTTTTTTGAAACTGTTATTAGATTTTTTGTTACTCAAAAGTTTAAACAAATATTTTATTTAGTCGGGAAATAATTAATCTTTGTTTGAGAAAAATTTTATACTTGTTTAAAAATGTGATTAACATATGTCTTAAACTTGTCTTAAACTTGTCTTATATTTGTTAGGCTAAAAAATCCGGAAAATTGCCCCTTCCCAATAACTCGATTTTTGACCCTTCCCAAGTTCCTAAAATTGCCCCTTCCCAGGTTTCATATATTGCCCCTTCCCAGAATCAATACGATCCCCTTCCCAATGTTTATAAATCTGCCCCTTCCTGGTTATGAACCGCCCCTTCCTAAGTCCCCTTCCTAAGTCCCCTTCCTAAGTCCCCTTCCCAGACCCCTTCCCCTTCCTAGATGCTTACTTCCTTCCACCTCACATATTCAAAAGGGCTAAAGTAAAACTGCTGCTCTATCCCTTTGTACCTGGTATCGACCCTCTTCCCAATAGTCCATTTATCTTTGTCCCTTCCATAGACTATGGCACAGTGAGTTTTGTTTCTGTTAAAGATCATATAAGCGTAAGGCTTTAATGTTGCCCTGTCATATGAATGGGTAGCGCATACTATAAAATCTTTATACTTCCAGTCGTTTTCATTTGTGAAGTCTATAGATAACCCCTTTACCTCAATCCTCTCTTCCGTTGGTAGCTCCCCTTCCTCATGTATCAAGATTGTTAGATCCCCAGCATCTGCGTGCCTCTTCCAATCATTATGCTTTTGTGCCCTGGTCATCTGATTTATCTTAACTGAATAACCGTTGTTATATAAAAGTCGGGCAGCTATAAACATAGTATCTATGCTTGAATCTAAATGAGATAGGAATTTAGTATGGTTATCAGTTTGAGTATTCATTACCCCTTCCCCTTCCTAAGAACAAGGGGCAACGGAGCTAGGCCAGTTATATTTACTGTCCGGCCAGTGACTTACCATAGTAACAAAGGATATAAACTCCTCTACCCCTACCCAACCTTTGTAAGGCTTCCCGGTTTGTTGAAATATATATTCCTTGTTATTGGTAAATGCCCGTACTTCCACATTAGCCCCTTCCCAAGACTCCCCCTGAAGATTAACTTCGAGTTGCTCCTTCCCACCACTCAAAGATGTGTTGTTACTACAGTAAGCGGTGGAGCCAAACCTAGCTGCAATTGTCCAGCCATTATCTAATTTAATTTCAAACCCTGTCCTATCTACTATTTTAAATGACATATTAATAATTCCCTGTATAGAATCTTGGCGGTCTGTCGTTATAAAGTCTTGTAAGAAATTCCCTTAACACAACTAGGTTGGGAACGTCACATATGATTGTATCTTCATGTGCTCTTAAATATAGCTCTTCAGGCCATAGAGAAGTTATTTCATCTTGGTTATATATGTATACTAAGCAGCCGGTAATCCCCTTGTCTACGATTAGAATATTATCCCTTTTCCATTCCTTCCCTCCCTCACTAGCCGTGAATACTATAACCTCCTCCTCTTCCTCCCCTTCCCAAGGTTGTTTGTTCCTTCCCCTTCCTAAGAGATTATTTATTAGAGACTTCAGCAATGTACTCTCCTGTCATAATTGAGTTATTAAATTGTTGTACTTTAACCCTTCCCACCAAACCTTTTAACGCCTGGCACGCTTCCTCTTCCTCCCCTTCCCATACTATAAAGCTCATTAACGAATAGGCTCCTACCTCGTGGCCCCTTCCTATGCTTCCATTAACTTTCTTCATTTGGTATCCTCGTAATCCATAACTAAATCAAATCCATTGTCAATTTAATATTTTAAAAATATAAGAGTTGTTTCAAAATTTTTTGTAACATAAGAATAACAATAATTTCTCCTAAAAGTAAAACCAGCTCCTGGGGTAATGTTTTCTGTAAATAATTTATCGTGTAATACAAAACCACACTTTAAAGCGATATTTTGAAAGATATAATCCATATCTATTAAACCAGAAGCCCCTTTCCTAACTGATCCCACAGTTAAAATAACTGGATGGAATTCAAGTGTTTTATAATTAGAAGGTTTTATTAATCTATATAGAGTCTCAAATAAAATCTGTATACTGTCATTAAATGAAGAATAGGATTTTCTGCTTAAATCTCCTACTTCCCCACCATATTTTTCAATATTATAATATGGGGGACAAGTAAAAATTCCATCAACATAATCTTTTTTATTATCAAGCGTTTTTAAATAAATCCCATCTTCATTAAGGATACCCCAATCTACCTTTTCTTTTTTATGGGGCATTTTTTCAATGATTAATTCCTTATTCAATTCTACTGTTTCTTTAGAAATATCACACCCAATATATCTCCTATTTAAAAATAATGAAACTAATGGTCTTGTAGCTCTACCACAGAATGGATCAAGTATAAGGTCATTTGGTTTAGTATAATAATCTAAGATAAAATGCGCTTGGTCTGGGTTATATATTGAATATCTAATAGATTTTGCATAACCACCTCCTCTAGCAACTGCTTTCCCTTCAATCTTTCCAAGTTCAGAATTATCATAATTAATTAATGACATTAATTCTTCAGTTTTTTTAAATTTCATTATTGATTTTGGAATTGTGCCAAAACGATCTTTAAAATTAAAGTCTCGTGCAGAATCTAAAACTTCTTTAGTTTTTCCTGTTACATCCGCTTTTTTAATATAACTCATTTTATTCTTCCTTTTCTTTTCTATTATCATTCACATACCAGCCGGATCCCTTAAACACTACAGATACCTGGCTGATTTTCCTTTTACATGCCTTCCCACAATTCGGGCAATCTGCTACCGGCTTTGAACTGAAAGACTGCTTTAACCAAAATACCCCTTCCTCACAGTTGTCACATATATATTCATACTTAGGCAACTAACCTAGTCCTCTTCCAAAAATTTGGTATGACTATCCCTCTTTGAGGAGTCAACTTTTGTATCCCATCAATTCTGTCCCATTCATCCTGAAGAAGATTGCGAAAGAGTTTATACATACCCCTGGAGCCTTTGACGGGTTCGAGAATCTGATTTCGTATTAAGGCATTGATCCGGTTATTCACTGTTAACTCAAACTTGCCTTTATACTTCGTATGAGAATCAAACCACTTACTGGTGCCGGGATAAGTTGCCCATGTTGGGCTTAGCCAATTAGGTCGGATATCCATTGTTGGAGCTTGCATCTGTTTTATTACAAACTCGAGGACATCTTTACGAGATTTATCTCCGGGCTTATCTCTCCACAGGCTTACTATAGCAGCGTCGATAATTACATTTGGTGGTTTCGTATTATCTAACCTAATGTACCTAGGATCATCCTGAAGGTCTTTACGAAATTCAGCCCTGTATTGTTTCCTTAACTTCTCATCGTTGTTAATCTGCGGTATAGCTGCAATAGCATCTTTTACCCATGGGGTCTCTAATGCTTGCCCAATTACCGATTGTTTAAAGGCTTTTTGTTCAGATAGAGATGAAGTATCCGCTTCTGAATAATTCTTTAAAGCATCATCCAATATCTCTGCACTTGTCATCCCGGTACTCTTTTTTAATCGCTCTATTGCGGCTATCGCATCCAAAGACGCTCTGGTATTGCGAGTTTTACGTCTTGTCATTACTTAGCTCCTTCTTTTCTATTATCATTATTTCTTTATTTATTTTTGGTGTAGTTAGGCAACTACCCCATCCTCCTCCAATGATGAATCCCATATTTCATAACCTCTTCTGTAGATACATTCATCTGAATTAGTACAGTGTTTAGTTATAGCATCACAAAACGAACAAACTTTCACATTACATATATCACCATCAGAAAATAAATTGATTGTGTTGTAATGTAGTTCTCGGTGTGCCTGACTCATGTCTTCAATATTGTTATATAAGAATTCATCCTGTTGGTGTCTACAGAAAGCATCTCTCCAGCAGGTTCGACAAGTACAACGAGTATGGAACATCATATCTCTAATCCCCCCTTCCCTCTTCCAAAGCCTTTATCCTGTTCTCTAAAGTATTCATCTTAAGATGTATTACATCTAAAGCTTCTAAATAATTAAAGGTAGTAGCCTGGTCTCTTCTGGCATCTATAAGTGCCTCTATTGGATGTCTCATGTCCTCCTGCCAGTCTTCCATCTGTTCTGTATTCCTGTACTGGGATATATCTATTATCTCCCCGTCCTTAACCATTACTATAACCCCTTCCTTCCCAATACAAAGCATAGTCCTTCCAAAACAACTCTACGTCTTCCCACCTCTCCCTTAACTTTTTAATGTATTGCGTCACCTGGGTTTTTGTGGTGGTGATATCGTAGATGTTGGCATTTAATTCTCTTTCTTTAGCTTCCCAAAAATCATCTACCATTATAGTTAGCAAACGCTTCCTTAATATTTTTGATGGTACTTCGCGCATTTTTCTATCTTTCCTACGTTAACATTAACTTGGTAAATAATGTTTTCTTATCTTTCTCCACTTTTATGGATCTTCTATAAACAACATCTTTTAGAATTTCATTCCAATTTAAATCCCCTTCTTCCCAATTTTCTCTAGGCCATTCACCATTTAAATTTGAGTCGCGTGGAGGAGTATACTTTTTAGGAAATTCATATTCCACAGTTACCTTTATATATCCTTCATTAATATCTTCCATTATGACATTCCCTCATAAGTACAATGCCCACACTTTAGACCACCTTCGACTCTAGCATCCTGATATCTAAGTTCTCCACACTCCCCACATGTCTTCCAATCCGCCTCCTTCTCATGTATCTTATTATCTTCCTCTTCCTTCAACCTCTTCACCCATTCTTCTATCTGTGGGTCAAGCTGAGAAAAATCTAATCCCATAATAATAACTCCTTTGCCTTTATTACTCCCCTAACATCACAAAAACAAGTGGGGCATTTTGTATCCGTTTCTTTAATTTCCTCTTCACATCTATCATTTGGACAATTAATGGTTTGAGGATTTTCAAATGAATCGTTTCTTATTTCCATCTTACTACTTACCATCGGAAAAAATAAAATCTCTTTGTGCTTTTTGTATTCTTAATAAGCGCCTTCTACAAATAGTACACATTTTAGTATGTCTCTTTTGATATGTGGATAATACATTATTACAATCATCTATAGCGCAATATACACGTTCATTTCTCACATACTGGGTACTTATATCGTGTTGTTTTAATACTAATCTAACGTACTCATGAGAAGTTTCTACTGCCTTCCCTATAGATCTTAAACTAGCTGTCGGATTGTTTTCCTTATACTTTAATATTCTATCTGTTGCTATTGTCATTTACTTATTTCCTTTATAATTTAAACCCCATTTTGATGTGGGTTGAACTGCGATTCTCTTAGATAACTGCTTTACGGTTTGAATACCAATATTAAAATATATATTGTCATAGAAACCACAATTTAAACATTTATAATACTTACCATTATTATCTGTTTCCAGGAATAAAAATCCTTGGCATTTTGAACATTTATTTTGTTTCCCCATTACTCTCCTCAACTTTAAAACTCTCAAATCTCTTTAGGAGTTGTGATTCTAATTCTTGTAGGATTTTTAAGGAATCTAACCGCCCCTTCCCAGCTATACGAGGTACGGATTGCCTTTTTAAATCTTCTATATAAATAATGTCTTTGATGGTTTTTATAATCTCATCTACGTCGACCTCATTCATTTTGTTCTCCTATGCCTTCGTTACATATCCAGCCTCTACATTTAGGGTAGGTAACTTGTTTAGACATTAAGGTAACACCTTTCCGGAATAGTTATTTTGTCCGAAATCTATAACAAAATGTTTTTTGGCTAATAAACGCATATCAATCCAAGCCCTATCATAAATGTGTTTGTGTACAGACATTCGTTGAACTGGTTGACCTGTTTCAAACTTCATCCATGCAAAATGAATCCATTTTATTAAAGCATATCTGTCAGTTTTATGAATACTACTAGGATCATCTAGGTTAGACACGTTAACAAGTTTGGTGTGGAGTGCGTTTCTCGCATCACCTTTATTCTCATCTAAATAAGTGTTATCTTTTCCAAGGAACACGCCATCCCAAAAATCTCCACTCACTTCGGGATTTACAATGTCATACAAAAGTTTTGCGGCAATAATAGGCCCTATTGAGAGTTTATAATAACTTTTTACATTATTTTTATACCACAAAATCTGAGATCGCCACACATCACCTGAAAAGTAATCACTGATACGTTGTGCGTCCTTGTTTCCAGGCACTATAGCTCTATTAGGTCCTTTAGCATTCGATCCTCTCAGATCCGCATCATATAACATTGAGTAAATCCATTTTATGATAGAAGCTCTTTCGGTAATATAAGCCTTCCCCTGTATTTTCATGTTATCTGCTGTTGTCCGATTTTTATTTTGATCAAACACAACCATATCATCCATAGTATAGCCATACAAACAAAGCAAAATTTGCGGAACTCCTGACTCTTTAATTGCTTCTAACCTATGATGCCCATCCAGCAATCTACCTTCGGTTGAAATTCTAATTGGATCAAAAATATGCTCCAAATACTCATCTCTTTCCATATCTTCTATTAGTCTGCCCAAACTATTTATTTTGGTTCCCCTGTTCCCTACCGAAGTTTTTAATAGATACTCTGCTTCTCTAGGAGAAATTTCCTGGACAATTCCTGTGATGGTTTTCCCATTTATTTCTGGCAGGATAAATTCATCCCCCAATTCTAATTTTTGTGTTTGTGTTCTATTCCATTGTTTCCGTGCTGTAATCATCTTTACTCTCCTTTAAATAATCTTATCTTTTCTTTTTCATTGTTTTTATTAACTAATTTGGTACGTTGTTGTGTGTCAGTGAACCTCCTTTATCCATCTGTTCCTTTCCCTTTAACCAACCTCGTTCTAATGCTAAGGATAAAATATTAGCTGGCATCATTAATGGTTTATCATTATCATGCACAATTACTGGTATATCCTCATCTCTAGGGGGATGTTCTGGGTTACCGAATAATCTATCCATACTCAATACTCTCCTTAATTAATATTAATTAAAGTATCATGGAACTAAAGGGGATGTCAAGTGGTGTTGGGGTGAGTTTTATTAAATTACTATGAAATCTTTTGCGTCTTTTAAACCATATCCCTTTAATCTGGATATAGTATCATTAACAAAGCTATATTCCATAGCTAAACTCACAGCTATATCTGCTATATAAGTTAAATTCATATTTATGAAATTTTTCTCGTTTAAAAACCAAGCTTTTATTATTTCTGGAAAAGGTTTTAGTATGTATATGTTTACTTTAGGTTGTTGCTTAGATAATGTCATTTAGTCTGCTTATCCATTTTTGCGGTTTCTTCTTCCGGATCTCCTAAAGCCTTCCTTAATCTTATACTTTCAACTAAAACATCTTCAGATATCTCTTTAATTAAAATCGTTTCTTTTCTAATTATGATGGTTTCTTCAAGCATTTTGATACTAATATTTAGGATATTTTCCGAAATCTTTAAAATTCTCCAATTTATCCAGGTTAGGAATAAAGTGAGGCTTCCTAAACATATACTAACTAATAAAGTACCTAATACAAACGAATCCATATTAATCCTCTAGTGGGGATATTCTGCTTTATCTGGAGTTTCCGTAGTTGGTTTATTCTCTTCAGTAATAAGATTATCTGTTATCATGTTAAGCACGTCATGTAAAGCGTTTTTCCACTTAGTCTTATCAAAGTGGGGGGCTGTCGACTCCTCAAAATTTATATTATCTTCAACTTCTTTAAGAGAAGGCATCCTTCCATGTCCCTTCTCCATAGACGAATCTACATCTTTTGTTACCCAACCAAGATTTAAAATCTGTAAGGTTTTTCCCCTTCTGTGGAACTCCCTATAGTTTTTCTTGGTGATTTTGGGTATCCCTATAAAATGAGCTTGTATTTGCAAACATTCTTCAATTGTCTGGGGGTTCGGTATATTATTGTGTTGTGTCATCTTTCTGTTCTTTTGACTTCTCTAATTCTTTAAAACTTTTTACTTCTTGGAAATTCTGTAAACTAAAATCTATCCCACTGGTTAAGTTATCTATAAAACTCCTTTCTTCCATACTATCAGCTAATATTGCTGTGTATATTTTACGTAAAAGATTGTATCCTACTAATTCCTTATTTATCTTCACAAAAGACTGACAACATTCTCTGAGTAGATATAAATCTGCTATATTAAAAGAAAGTGTGGCTTCTTGAGATGTGTTAACCGGATCTGTAGCAATTAAGACTCCCAGACCAATTGTTTGAATTAAATCTACTGGTACTGGAACGCCAGCACTAGGCATTAATTGTCTGGCAGGTATATGCATCTTACCGTGTTCAGGGGTGTGTTCCATTAATAACGTTATTGAATCACTTAGATATAGTAATTCGTTTTCTGTTAATGTTAATAATTTAACTTCAGATAAGATTTCTTCTTCGTCTTGATAATACTCTTGATTAGGCATAGGGCTTTTCTCCTATCTGTATAAAACAGCGTCTACAAAGAAAAACACTTTTCTGCATTGAATTATTAGCCTCCCACACTTCTATAAGGGGAGGATCTGCCTGGTGTCCCTTTAATCTACATACCCAGTGTTTTAAATTAACCATAATATATTATACTAAAACTTCTTATCATTACGGAGATTAATGTTTGTTTGGTCTTCTAACTCTCTAACTCTATAAGTTAAGGTATCTACCTTGTCCATGAGTTCAATATGCATCTTTTTAATCTCTTCATAAGATTCTCTAAACTCATCAGACATTTGAATTAGATACTGCATAATGTTTGACATGGAATACCCCTTAACTTATTTTAAGTTAAGTATGCCTAATCAGTCAAACCTATTAATAATCGTAATTACCGTACTCTCTAGTATCGGCATATCCACCCTTTCCTAAATCTTCTAAGACTTTATTAAAACTCTGGTGGTCTGACATTATGCTACGCATTTCGTTTTCTATAATCGCCTGTTGTTTTTCAATATCATCTAGGCGGTCATCAAAATCTTCAATTGATTCCCAAACATCATCAAGGTCTACTTCAGGGATTTCGATTTGATCTACTATAATTTTAAGATTCCCTAAATCAGTTTCTAATACTGCAATAGAAGTGTCAGTCATAGAAGCCTGCATCTCAGCAACCGCTATGTCGAGGTTATTAACAGTAGAATCTAAGGTTGCTACATACCAGATTATCCCGAAAGCCTGGGCAACTATTATTCCAATAACTGCTATAGGTAATTTAATCTTTGTGAAGTCCATTTATTTTGCTACCCACTTAATACCAGCTTCACGTTCTAAGGCTTCTATACGCTCTTTTAAGCCAGATTTATTCCATGCTGACCCCTTTGAGTCCAGAAAGTTGTAAATTAACTTCTCAAGCTCCGCTGAATCCATATTATCACTTTGGGGAATATCGTTTATTGCATACCATAGATCATCAATAGCATACCAAAGAGATGAGTCATCGTAATACGGAATATCCATTAACACATCAAATCTATAACTCATATCCTCAAATTGCCAGTTCAATTCATCAAGTAGCATGTGAAGCTGATTTACTTCTTCCCAAAGTGGGTAATCATCATAATAACTCCCACCCCCACCTGAAATATATGTATCACCACCTGTAGTTACTTTGGATTCAAGTTCACTAACTCTAAGTGTTAGAGGAGCTAAATCTATACCTGTGTCTTCCTCCAACTTTGTTATGTTAGCTTTAATGTTATCTACTTCGGATTGTAAAACAGCAACAGAAGTTTCTGCGGTCTTCTGTCTCATCTCTTCAACGGTTGCATTTAACTGACCTACCGTACTATCCAGGGTGGCTACATACCAAATTATTCCGAACGCCTGTGCAATTATAATCGCAACGACGGCTATGGGGATTTTCATGTCTTGTAAATTCATTACTCAGGAATTACTATGTTGTCTATAAGTTTTATTGCGCTAGTACTAAACTCTTTTAGTTCCTTTACAATTACTTTTTTCTCAGCCATAGTAATCTTTTTATCTTTCAACGCAGCCCCAAGAGCTTTTATAACGTCCATCCCCTCTTTTAAAACTTTCTTACCTTGAGATGTTTGCCCTGAATTTAACTGAACAAACGTAATAATTAAACTAATTATATTCATAATAGATTCTCCTTATCTAAATCGTCGTCTTCACATAAACACTGACCATTCCCACAAATACAAGATGATATAATTTCTTGAGAGCAGTCATAACAGTCACAATCGCATACGCATAATGTTTCTATACATATGCATTCGCCGGTTTCTACACAGTCACAATCGTTATTCATTAATGTCATAACAACAACCTCATTCATTTTCCAGGACTTTCATTCCCAAAGCTATTACGCCACCTATTGTACCTGTTGCGATCTCCGGCATACCATTAGTAGCCCCAATATAAGCTAAAACTCCTAAGACTAAAATAGCTAAAAATATTTGTGGTCTAAATTTACCGATAAATTTCATTTCAGTCTTCTTCCCTTAAACTATATTAAATTATTCTTTTAGTGCTTCTGCAATCTCATCCCGTTTTTTAGCTCCGGCACTACCTTCTGAGAAGTCTTCATAACCTTGCTTTTTAGCTTGCGCTGTTGCAATCGCAAAAGGATTATTCTTTACATCTAATTGTATTATACTCATGTAATTACTTTTTTTCTGGAAACAGTTTTCACACATACATGAATCTTTTACTAAATGTTTGGTTTGATTTAGTGGGTCATTTTTTACCCAGTCATTAAGGAAATCAGTCTTAGAAACAGTTATAGGTAATACTATCTTCTTAATGGGTATGCCAGTAAGAGTTGATATTAAATTATCATAAGCTTGTATAAAATTACTTGCCGTTACCATTAAACTGTTCTCTTATACTATCTATTACAGCATCTTGTATTTCGGATATGTCTATGTTATTAACATCATTTGCGGAAACTATATCATCTCCAGCATTATTAACTATCCAGGGGGGAGAAATATGAGTCGGCGCTCCTGAAGGGAATCCGTATTCCCCCAAGAAATCTGCATGGACTTTTCGTCTCCCTTCCTCATCTTCTAAGGTTGGGAATACGTCTCCTAAATCAAAAACACCAGCATCTGTAGAGTTGGGGTAATTAATTGTGGGGGAAATTTCCTCCACTTCCTTTCTCATAAAATTAAGAAATGATTTAGTGAAGTTAATATCTCCATCTGATTTATACATAAGTTCAACTCCTTTCTCGTGTGTTTCTTCTTTAGATACTAAACAACTGCCGTCTATACAAGAAGAAGTTGCGGCATCCTCAGTTTTTAATATATCGAAAGAGGCTCCTTGATTGACACCCTTTTCACATACAGTTACCTCAGCAAGTTCTAATTCATCTACCTGCATTATACTTTGAAGCCCCTTTTGTATAGTTTGTGTTTTTGTAGCACTACCCGCGATACTATAGCTTTTTAATTTACCCTCATGAATCTGTTCCATTACTTTCTTAGCGATTTTAGTATCATTCCTAAGCTCTGTAATGAAAAATAAACCTTTATCATCCACACCGGACTTAAAGATCTGTCCGCCCTTTGAAATGTATGCTGGTAAAGCCCAACCTACCTGAACATCGGAATGTAATACCATAGCATTTCTTGTACGGAAATTATCCATATATTTTGTAAATGCTTTCCCTAAAGCATCTGTAGTTATAAGGTGTCCTTCCCTATCAACTAATTCAATTGAGGCGGGACCACCAACCACTAAGGAATCGTCATCACCTATGTTCATTTTAGTTAATGCTTTCGAGTAAGTTTTGTTGTCAGGGTAAGCCCTACATAATGTAAGTAATTCCGCTGGACTGGATATCCCAGCTTTATGTAAACGTTTATATTCGTCTAAAGCAGGTTTAATATCATCTAAAGTGGTTCTTCCATCAGTAGCTTTCTCTAAAAAGATAACCGGACTATCATCATCCGGTACATAATAATTAGCCCAATTTGATGGGTTTGGTATTGGCGCAACTGATGTTTGAATGGTTTCTGTAGTCATTTTAAATACCCCAGATTACTCCACTAACTGTTGGAGTGTTTTGTGCTGCTATTATTGAAACCTTCTCAGTGAAGTGCAACGGAAAATGTGTTTCAAATACCCCTTCAGAAGAAGTAGCAATTTTAGGTAATATTGGTACTCCAGTTGATGAAGTTGCTGTTTGGTCAAAAGCTAGATAAAGTATGTCTCCGCTTGTAGTGGATTCGTTAGTTATCTTAATACCTTTTATAACCGTTATGCCGGGTCTTTTTCTTGAAGTAGAAGCATTAGCAGTTCCTGACCATTCATAATTAACCCCCGTAGATCCATCTAAGTAGGTGGAAACTGCTGTGGTATCTTCCCTTACTTCAAACATAATCTTATCAGCGTAAAAATTGATGTTATGTTGTGCAAATGAAGTTAAATATAATCTATATTTTGCAGCGGCTGTGAGTCCAGCTATTGTGTAAGCAGCAGTTATTCTAGTCCAAGAGGTTGCTAGGTCACTAGAACCTGATGTTGCTAATACACTTGTACCAGCAGCATCTCGAATCTCTAATTTAACAGTACCTGAAGCTGAAGCACCACGATGTTCTACATTTACAGATAAATGTTGGGGGTTAACACTAACAGGAACTGTGGGAGATTCCCAGTACCAACCTTCACCTGCCGCACTGTTGTCAGGATTTGCTAGTAAAGAAGCGGCACCAACGGACTGTTGTCCTGTGTCCCTAGTTATAGAGCTACCCGTAGCAGTGAACCCATCAGCAGAACTAAGTGCCGTCTCAACTCTTGGGTTAGTTACCCAGTTTGTTGCTATTTCCCCTTGAGCAGCAGATAAAATGGTGGATGCTGTAGTGGAAGTAGCTTCTCTAAAGGGATAATATTTTGTGTACGCGTGTACAGATTGTCTTGTAGATGGGTCTATTTCCCATTCTTTATAATCTGTATGTCTTTCATTAGCCATGTAATACTCCTATTTGTCCATGAAATTAATTAGGGTTATAAAACCACCCATTACAGCGGATGTGTGGAGTATTAATACGCTTAAAGCTATAACTACTGTTTTACCGCCATATATTCTGCTTCTCCACATCTTAAAATCATCAAGAGAATTATGAACGCTTTCTAAACTAGAGCATAAAGTAGCATTTAAAGTATTTTGACTTTCAATATAAGCATCGAGGCGTTCCATATAAACTGCTAAGTTTATTTCGGTTGAATTTACTATACTGCTCATTATTTATTCAGTCCCATAAATTTATCTCCCGATTAAAATTTACAAATAAATTTAAAAGTAACCACGCCCCAATTTGGGGCGTGGCTAGATAATTATTTACTATGCATCGTAACCGTAAAGTTTAATTACAAATTTACCGGCTGTATACGCATTATCTGACGTTGACCCACCATTAGTTAGATATAAATATCCATCTGCTGGGGGCACAGTAGTAAATCCTTGTGATGCTGCAGCAGTCCAAGCCCCACCATGGGCTAACAAAGCTGTTTCTGTTAGGTCTGCAATTGCTGCGTCCTCTGCACCGGTAGCTACAGTAGCTGAGTAAACATCAATGTCTGTTGACCCGCCAGCGGGTACTTCAATGCATGTCATATACCCACCTAATATAGTTCCGTTTGTAGCGGCGGTTATTTGACCAAAGTGACAGTTTGCAGTCCCACCATCTTTACCAATAATATCACCAGCAACATTAGAAGCGAGACCAGTTATATCAAAAACGAGAGTTGTCTCAATAATAGTACCTTGCTGTACTACTCCAGCTTTATAAAGAGTGCCAGTACCAGTAGTAACACCAGTTCCCGCAGTCATTTGAGCTGTAGTTCCTAATGCTACAGTACCAGTAAATTCGGTAGCTGCTGATGTCACATTAAGAGAATCTCCATCCCATGCAATTGTAGCATCACTACCTGTACCAAAAATGATAGTTTCATCATCAGCGAAATAGTTAAAGTCATAACCTAATGAAGACCGGGCAAGTACCCTAGTATCACCAGTTACATCAGACATTTTAAATGAATGTTTTACCATTTAATTCCTCCAAATTATGGCGATTTTATTGTACCGCCGACATATAAATGTTCATTATTTTCATTATAATGAGGGGTGGGTTTCCCCACCCTTCATTAATAAACCCTAAGATTATGCACTAAGATCGGCAATCTTAGCTTGCACCCAAATATTCTTACATCGCATCTCACCCATGGTATAGAGCAAGCCCCGTACCACTAGAGCATTAGCAGCGAAGTAATCCCTGTTCTCTATATATTGAGTAGGCTGAGCCACAGCCACCTCTATATAATCCGTATCGAGTACATAGACGTTAGAACCTAGAACAGCATCTGCTGTAGATACAGATTTAGGCACATCAGCATCTGGGAGTATCGGAATACCCTGATAAGTAGCTAAAACAAGTCCTGTTCTAGTACCTGGATAGGTCCGTTCGGATCCTACGCCAACTTGATATTCTTCTTGTCCCATATACCTTTGGTTAGAGTTGAGCAATCTTTCAAGATTGAAATATTGATCGTGACCCAAAAGTATTAGTTTTGGCTCTCCACCATTCTGCCTTACTTTCTGTATAGCTGTATCTATCAAATTCAAAGATAGAGACCTTCCTGTACCACTGTTATATGATACGGAAGCACCAGCATCCCAATCACCAGCAGTTCTGCCTGCTAATGTTAGGTCATAAGCTCTTGTTCTAGCAACACCACCACCAACAGCAGCACCGTCTTCAGAGACGATGTCGTCAATTGAAGTCATTCCAGCTCTGGAATATATGTATGCTACGTCACCGTCAGCAAAGGTTGTGCCAGAAGCTACGGTAACTACACCAGTTGAGGTGTTAACTGCGGATACAGCAGAACCAGAAGTTCTATCGTGTCCAGTTGCCGAAACGTCATACTGCGATACTGCATCTCCAATTTTGAAGTGTTTTGCAATAGCAGCAGGAACTGTGAATGAAGTCGTTGCTCCAGCAGATGTTAAATAAGCTGAACCAGCCATTATTTCTTCATTTATTTCCTTGATGTGGTCTAACTGAGCATTTTCGTTCTCCAGTGCCAGAACATCTCCAACACCACCCTCTAATTGTGCTGTGAAGACTGACTTCACGGAAGCACCGAAAGTGGTTGAAACAATTCTAGGTAAACTCTGAACTGTTTCTATATTAGAGACATCTACTGTTGGTAGAGTTCCAGTCTCAGTTACAGGTCGTGAACGTCCGGAACCTCTATCGGTCCTTACCCTCCAACCTGCTGTGTTTCCCCATACGACGCGGGGAATAGCGTTGAAAAATCTGGTTTGGTTGTTTAGAGCCTGCCAGACTTTTCGTCCATAAGTTGTGTTAAAAATACCTGTAGCAGTATCAACGGTAAAGTATGACTGCTTTTGCAGATACTCTTCACCAAATACTGACTGATACAATCCTCGTTTGGACTGCGCCAGATATTCTGATAGACTTGGATTAGCCATTAGCCAATATCCTCCTGATTATTTATTAATTAATTGTTTAACCTAAAAGTTCCTGGGGCACTCCATCAGTGTTACCTGTGTGGATATTGTGCTGTAGATCCCTAAGTTCCTTATATGATAATGAAGTCAATTGGTCGGCAACATCACCATTATCGGATTTAACTAGTGGAGTAGTATCTACTCCTAGACCTTCGGATACTTTAGGAGCTTTAAGTGAAGTCAATTCAGTGAAACCCATTTTTCGTAGGCGCTCTTCTGCTAGATCGTTACTATTAGTAAGAGCTTTCTCCAAAGCAGCAATCTGCTTCTTCATCGACTTCAATTCGTCTGACTCTTCTTCGTCTTCTCCATCTTTTTCAGGAACATCAGCTGCTTCATCATCCTCATCATCTTTGACTGCATAAGCCATTCCACCCTTTTCTTTTTCCTCTTCCTCATCATCTTCTTTCTTAATACTTGCTTGTATTGTATTTTGTTGCTCTTCTATATCAGTAGAAATGTCTGCATCCTCTGAGCTGTCATCCGCATCAGCTGCGGTTCCAACGGAATCAGCAGGTCGAGAATCACCACTAACATCTAATCCAGCCATTTCGTCTTTCAAAACAGAAAGAACTTCACTTGCAATTGATTTAACTAGGTCTGCTTTAGCAGCTTCACTAGCTTCTGCTTGCGCCTTCTCAATAGCATAAGATTCCTCTTTTGCTAATCTAACATCCATTTTCTGTAAAACTTCTGCTACAGCGGCAAGTGCAAGGTTAGTACCTTCCATTTGTTTTTCGATGCGTTCTGTTACATCTGCCATAAAACCATACCTCCATGAGATAAATTACTTTTTATCCATCGTGAAGGTTGGTCTGAGCCACCTCCGACCTTCATAATAGAACTAAATATAACGCTATAAAATAACGTCAATATATTATACTCATTAAACTTGAAAATCCTACAGAATTATATAAGGTATAATATATTTAGTGTGTATCGTGGGTCTTGGGTAGTCCATTTGCGTCTAAAAAGATCATTTCTTTTCTAAAATCATATAGGGGTACTTGTATAAGTTTCTTTTGTTTTTCTACTTGAGTGCCTTCGGGCGTAAATGCTTCAATTAAATCTAATACCTTACCTACCATTCTACTATGTATAGCCACTATATATTCTTGTGTTGGTGTTACTTTACTAATATCTACCATTATTTCCTCCGGGTTTAAGAAACTATCCTATCCCTGATCTGATTTGATCTGTTTCTAATTTTTTTATTGTAAGTTTTTTGGGAAATAGTTTTTTAGCTAAACTATCTTCACTGCTAAGTGTATACTTCCAAACCCTTTGAAGCCATTTATTCCCTTTGTGTTTTATTTTCCCCTGGTCTAGTGAGGCCCAAAAACTATTATTTACATACACTGGTTTATAATATTTCTTATAAGTTTTAAAGTGTTCTCTTACCCTCTTACCCTGTCTCATGTAAGATCTAGTATAAGCGCTCCACGGATATTGACCAGTTGCATCAAGTTCTTGTGGTGTCACCTGTTCACCTTCATGTAATGCGTATGCATATGAGGCAGCATATTTAATACTAAAAGCCTCTCCCTTAGTATAATCAGCTTCGGATAAAGTCGCGCTATCTCTTAAATTACCGCTTTGTAAAGGTACTTCTTCTTGAGCGGTTTTGTATGTTGAATTACCTAATTTTTTAAAGTAAGGTTTTTCTAATCTAAGTAACTCAGACTCGAATATATTAATCATCTCTTGTGTAAAAGGTTCGTTTAAAATATCTCTTTTAGCTTTAACCATAATAGTTATTATACTTAAAAAATTTAGTTACTCTTCAATTAAAGAAGACCAAATGAGTGGTACATCATCATTAAACTTATTTTTACTCCTATCATATCTATTTAAATAAATTATTTCTTTACCTATATAGCCATACTTAGGGTGAAAATATAATGCTAATTGTTTCGGTTTAGTGGCTGCATGAAGTCTTTGTAACGCAAATTCATCCGGTCCTTTCATACATCCTGCGATATGAAGAGACCCAGTTCCTATATCAATCTCATCCACACGATGGAAATGTCCAATAATAGCAGAATCAAATTGTATTACCTTATTAAAAGGATTTTGATTACCCACCTCACTATTAACGTTCTTTTGATATTGTAAAACTCCCCGCAAAGAAGTTATTGCTCTTGCAATGGACATATTACTACCAGCTCCAGAAATACTATCCCCATGCATAATTAATATTGTATTGTTATATATGGAGAATGTGTTTATAAAACTTTTAGGGATGTCAAAGATTAAATTCTTTTGGTTTTTACAAAAAACACTTACCCATTGATACATCATAAAGTCCCAGTCCATATACTTATCCTTCATAGGAGGTTTCCTGGTCATTCGACCATGATTACCAACCACGCAAGGTACTCGTATGGATTTAAAATGAGGAGCCAAAAACATCAAGGCTTGTGCTATCAAATTAGCACCCCTTATCATCTGTTCCATACAGTTAGATATATTTGACCTGGCAAGTTCCTCATGTATATCTCCGGATATCATATCCCCAAGCATAGGAACTATTAAATCATCTACTTTAGCAATATTTCTTCGGTAATTAACTAGATTTAATAATTGATTCGCCCACCCATATAAGCGTTGATTAAAAATATTGAAATCATATGTATTAAGACCAACCATCTGTTCAGCATCTACTGATTCTCCTATATGAGTATCAGATAACGGAGCCACAACAGTTTGGGTATGCTTACCTACAAATTTACCTTTAGGGGGGTTATACCTAACTGAAGCTACAGGCTTAAACCTGGGAGCTAGGTGTTTAATAGAATCAATTATTAATTCTTTTTTAATGTTATCTTTAAGGAGTTGCTGGTATAACTTTTTATATAAGGTCGATTCACCTTTAGAATGAGCAACCTTTTTATCTAATTTTATCCTATCTTCTGGAGGTAAGAACTCCTCTTCTTCCGCCCATAATTCTTTCTCGTGACAACGTTGAATCGACGTTCTGTGAACCTTTACTCCGTACTTTTCGTTCACCCAATCCGCTATCGAATCCCACGTCATCCCCTCCGAACGTTTTTTTATTATCTCTGATTTTGCCTGTTCTGGAATCATAATTTCTCCTGATCTTTAAATTAACTGTTCTCCCACATACAATACAATGTAAATCCCCATCTATGTCTATATAGGTAGGGCCATCGCATTTAAAACATAACTTAGAATACATAATTAATCTTTTTCTTTAATTTGTTGGGTATGATCCATTTCAAGATGGATTAACTTCTTTCTCTCAGAAACTATCTTTTTTTATCTCATCGTCTTCCGGAATTTCAATTTCAATTTCTTCTTCATCGGAATCTAGTTCATCAGCTGGGGTATCTAATGTTATATTTAACCCCGCAGGTGCTGCTGTTGAAGCCTTCCCCGTATCATTAGGATCATTCCCCTTATCATCTTGACTATCATCTAATTGCTTAATGCGTTTAATTTCATCGTTTTGTTTTAATGCAGCTTGTTCATCTGGCTTCGCATCAAATTCTGAAGGCTCCACATTAGTATCTTCGGGAGATTCTTCCTTCTTTTTCTTCCAGTCAATTCTTGGGATTTGGTCATTTATCGAGGAACCACTATTTTGTTGGGTAAAACGTGAATTACTCTCTTTACGAAGCTCTAAGGTAACCCAACTGATTAAATCCACTAAAGGTTTTGTATTGGATTTCTTCATCTTTTGTTCGGGGCTGTTATCTGTGAGGAAATCAGCAAGCCTGCCTATACCAGTTTTCCCTTTTGTTTTCTTTTTCGGTGCTTTATGTCTACCATATGTTGGTGAAAATATCCCTGAATCAGTGGAGGTAAACGCTACGCCCCCTTGATCTCCAAAAGATCCATCTTCTTTTTTAACTTTTTTCATGTTAATCCCTTTAAAAATCTATTCCAGCATCAACTTCCGCCAATTGCTTGGTAATGTTTTTTTCCTGTTTGTTGCTTTTACGCTTAAATTTCTTAGGATCTGTAAATACCGCTTTTTCAATATGAGTAACACCTGTAGGCGATAAATTAGCTACATATTCAATATCATTTTGGGAAAACCACATTTTACTCATATCTGAAGTTATCTCTTTTATAACCGGCGATGTGAATCCTTGATAACTTAATGATTCAATCCAGGATTTAGATAGTGTTAATTCATTCTTTTTAGCTCTAGCTTCTGCGTATTCATCTATATCTCTTTCCTCATTTGGTGCTTTATCTGCCCAATTAGGAGTTACGCCACCAGTTCTACCTTTAAACTTACGTTTATGTTTGGGTATAGCTTTACTCATTAACTGTATATCTTCCTCCTCCTCAACTATTTCTTCAGGCTCCTCTAATAACTGACGTTGTTGTTCAATACCCATAGCTAACTGCTCTCCAGCTAATTTAGCTGTAGGTACATATTCCCCACTAACAACAAAATCAGCCTCCCATATATCCACATCTTGTTCCTTTAACTTGATATCAAAGCCGAGTTGAGCAAACTGATTAACAATTTGAATTTTCTGTTGTGCAAATGATAATCTGGTGTTCTCCGCCTTCTCTTCTGGATTGGGGAGTTTTATTTCCCAATCTGTGATTCCAAATGCTTTTAATAACTGAGGGAAAATCTTTTCATGGAATAATCTTTGGTCACCTTCTACTACACGACTCATAACAACTAATTGCTGTGTTTGACTTGATAATCCTCCGAAAGCTTCAGGTGCTCCCTGCCAAGCTGGGGTTACCCCCCACATTGCCGCCACCCTTTCTCTAATTTCATCTCGAACAGGGAGATAATCCATCTCCTGAAGGGTGTGGAATAAACGAACCAAATCAACACGGCCCCTTTGATTCCTGGCAGATACAGCTACCATTGGTATATAGTTAGGATCTATCCGAGTTTGAGCCGCTATATGCTCTCGTTCTCTACGCAATGATTCTGGGTCATCCGTAGTTACCATTAACATAGCCGCTGGCATCTTCCTCTCAAAGAAATACCTATAGAGATTCTTATCCATACCCACTAATGTTAAAGCTTTTTCAAAAATAGTAAGTAGTGGACTCCAACCATATGTTTCAGTGGGAGAGAATTTAGATAGGTGAATAACCTCACTATCTGTAAAATACATGTGTTTATTTCTGTGGTAATACTTATACATTGCAGGATGTAATTCAATATCACAATTATCCTTTTCACATGTCCCTGAAGCTTCATGTACATTTTCTCTATGTATAGGGCAAAGGAAATGGGAGTTTTTGGGTAATCCCACGGTATCAAGATCGAATTCCATTAAAGCTGGATTTAAACGTCTAATCTCCTGCATCCTAGCGGTAACCTTACCATCCCCCATATCTGTATATTCCTTAGCTAAATATAAGAAACCATCATCAAGAGAATTTACATCGAAATGGAACTGTCGTAACACTTCCTCTATACTTTGGTCAAATACATTACAATCTGCTGTCCAGGTCTTAAGTTTTTCTTTTTGTTCCATATCTGGATTTTCTACAGTTGGGACAAACTCCAATCCCCGCCTAAAAACCTCACTTGTTATATGAGACAAAGGCCCCCTAATCTCCTCTACAGACATGGCTATTGTTTGTAAATCTTGTACAAGTTGCTGTCTATAGGCCATTTGATGGCGTATCCAAGTATTAACTACATGGTCTAACCCTATAGTAGGCGCAACATTAGTGTCTCCACTTGCTTTCATCACATCCAACAAACTAATCTGCTTATTTAAATCAGCCATCTGTTGTGTCATTTTTGGAACCTGGGGAAGGTATTTTGACAACTTCATATAATCATTCCTTATCGCCTAAATTGGTCATGTCCTGTATTGAAACTAATTTTAATATTGTGTTCATAGCTTTTTCTTTTAATTCATAATCATTTGTGGGTGAGGTGTCGCGTGCCCGTTGATTTTTTTCTTCTTTTAGTTTTGTTATTTGGTTATGTAAAGATTGTATATCTTCATCCCTTTTTAATATCCCCTCATCTAATTCAGCTAATTCCGCCTCGTTTATCCCATGATTAGCGTTTTGTAAAACCCCTAATCTACCGGCTTCTTTTACTAGAGCATGAAACTGACCCTCTGAAAGTACGGATACTGCTGGACTATCATCCGAAATGTCAGCATCTGCATCAACCTGCTTAAGGTCATCATGCCATGTATCTAATATCCTCCACGTTCCCGCTTCATCCTGTAATGCTACGTATTGTAGTTCTCCACCAGCTAACATGTTTCCTATAGGCATTATTAATTCTCCTCTATATACTAAAAGCTTGTTCTAATTTCCTAACGTTATAACCTACTATGTAAGTTATATCCCCCTCATTTTGTATCATTGTTACCGGTGTTGATTGATAACCCTTCTGAATGAGTTCTTTCCTATTTTCTTCCTCTGTAATATTTTTTTCTGTATATGAAATATTATTTTTGCCTAACCAAGATTTCGTAGCCATGCATGGAGCACAACCATTGGATGTATATATTATTACCCCCATAAATTCTCCCAGTTAATCTTATTATACTCAAATTATGTTAATTACCTAAGCAATGACACAAGCACTGAAGCCACAAGCCTTACAAGTCTCACAACCTGATTCCATCACTATGTATGGATTAGCGCAACAATCCTCTGTATTTGTTTGATTTTCTTCTTTCGTTAACGGTAAGGTAAATTCTAATTGATTACCTGCATTTGTTCCTTTAACTAAAACTTCCTTCTCCCTACTTCCGGCTCTATACACAGTAATACCTTTACATTTCATATCCCACGCTAACATATAAGCATTTTTAACATCATCTACTGACGCTTTATTTGCAAAATTAATAGTTTTAGAGATTCCAGAATCTACATGTTTTTGGAATGTGGATTGCATTAATACATGATCTTCCGGTGAAATGTCTGGGGAAGTAATATAAACATTTTTTACCCATGTGGGTATATTATATTGGGATTCTTGTAATGAACCCCCATTAGCAAGATACTCCATCAACCCTTGTGAATAAAAACCGTATTCTTTAGCATCCGATTCAAAATACTTATTTACATAATTAAAGGATTTACCTTCTAAAATGTTTTGTTTCTTCCAGGCTAATGCAAATGTTGGTTCTATCCCACTTGAGCAATCGGCTAACATAGATATTGTCCCTGTCGGAGCAACAGTCAAGCGACAATGATTCCTGTATATTTCGGAATTTTTATTAAATGTACTATCTTCCCAAGCAGGGAAAGCTCCTCTTTGAGAACCGAGATCCAAAGATTCATTATCAGCCCATTCTTTAATCTTGGACATTATTTCATTTCCAACTTCTCTAGCTGTTTCGGAATTATATGGAATTCTAAGTTGAATTAATAAATCTGCAAATCCCATTACCCCTAAACCGATCTTTCGAGTAGCTTTAGTCATATGCTCTATGTCAGGAGTCGCATAGTGATTAGCGTCTATTACATTGTCTAGAAACCTGGTTGATAAACGGGTTACTTTTTGTAATCTTTCCCAGTTTATTTGAGCTTTCCATACGGGTTCCTCTACAAGTTGTAAATCCCTATTACTATAAAACTGTGCTAGATTAATTGAACCTAAATTACAAGATTCATTTCCTAAGAGAGGCTGCTCACCACATGGGTTGGTAGCAATCATTTCCCCGTAAGTTTCAGATACATGATTGTCTGTATTGACTTGATCTAAGAAAATCATTCCTGGTTCGCCGTTTTTCCACGCCCCCTCAACTATCTTATTAAATACATCCTCCGCATTTAATTTTCCGGCTACCGTGTTATCATGGGGATTAATTAAAGTATAATCTAATCCATTTACCACACAATCCATCCAATGTGAATCAACTCCCACTGATATATTGAAATTATGAATATCCCCTTCATTAGACTTACAAGTAATAAACTCCAAAATATCAGGATGATAAACAGACATAACAGCCATATTCGCTCCATCACGTTTACCTCCTTGAGTTATCATAGAGGAAACCCGTGAAAGTGTTTTTAATACTTCTATCGGGCCACACGCAATTCCGTGAGTGGTTTTAATTTTAGATCCTTTAGGTCTAATTTTTGAGAGCGAGAATCCGGTTCCACCACCAAACTTTTGTACCATAGCTGTGTCAGTAGCGGCTTTCATAATACCTTCCATCGAATCTTCTAAAGGTAGAACGAAACATGCGGATAAGGTTCCCTGCTCTGTTCCAGCATTCATTAAAGTTGGGGAATTGGGTATGAATTCAAGATTAGAAAGCATTTCAAAAAAGTCGTTTTCAACTAACTCCGTTTCTACCGGTAAAGTGTAGTAATTAGTTTCTACAGAAGAAATTGCTTTAGCAACTCTTTTAAACAATGTATTGCTATCTTCAACAACATTTCCCTTTGTATCTTTTAATAAATACCTATGTTCTAAGATTGTTTCCGCCTGCTTTGATAAAGCCTTATTATGTGTTGTTAATGTTGTTGTAGCAACGCTTGTCATCCTCTTATCCTCCAATGTTATTTACGTATTCCACAATATAAACATAAACCACGTTCCGCTACCCAAAAAGAAGGACTGCAAACTGCTTCTTTGCACTGTGGATTAGGTGCAGAAGACATGCGTTCCTGAGCGTTAACAGGTTCCATTTGTAATGCCTGGGCTGGGGAATTTTTATTTACCTTCCCTAACCCTGAATTATCATGCTTCTCTAACCTGCTCTCTGGTGTTTCATATGGACTTACAGCCTCAAACCAATCATTCGCACTGCCCAAATCCACAAACTTATACGCAGTATCATGTACTGCCTCTAATGCCATCGCTATTGAAAAGAAAGCGTCTCCGTGGCCTAGTGGGGTATCGGGAGCTTTCAAATCATTACTTACTGATAATATTTGTTGTTTTTGTCTTTCATCTTTAATTAATCTTAAATTACCACTATGTACAAATTTCTCAAATATACCTGCCATAGTGTTTTTTGACTTTCGACTAAATATTTTAGATAACCACCTAGTATCTAACCCCCTATCTTCTAACTCCCCTCTAGTATTATCTATATATCCAGAATTTAAATTAAAATTTTCTGCAACTTCATTAAGATACTCAATCTGGTCAGAATATGACCAACCATCTAAAAAGGATTGATGTATCTGTTCTATTCTTTCCCCACGTTTTCTAAATAAAACTAAATGAGATGGATGTCTTTTCTTCCCCACATCAAACCCACCAAATATTTGGTCTCCAGTTTCTAAGTCGCTGAAAACTTTAGTGGCAGGGGCAGACCTTAATATTTCATCCTGACATTTAAGTATATCCTCTTCGTCAAAATAAGATTCAGTTGAAAAATGAGGTATCAACATGAATTCCGAAGCGAATGATTTAGGTCTTGCTTTTTGCTGTTGTAATAACCAGTCCTCGGAATATAATTCCGGCATTAAAACCCTTCTACCGGGTACAGGGTCTAAAGCAGGTAACACTCTTGATTTAAAACGACTGTCTTCTTGGAGCTTAGAAAGTATGTCTCCAGGCATCATCGGAGTTCCTAACACAATAGTTGGAGTCCCCCGTAAGGGAATGAACATTGATTCTGTCATAAAATGGTCTTCCACTTTAGTTATCTGCCCTATATTTAAAGGATTCTCTGGATCACGTAATACGTCATCCGCTATTAATGCTCCATTAACATGCATTCCACGTTTAAAGCTGAATAGCCCCCCATGCATTATCTCCACAGGTTTATTGTTTAAATAATATCTAGCTGAAAAATCTGCTTTGGGGCTTCTATTAACTAGTATCTCATTTAAAATAGGGTTTCTGGAAATCGCTTTATTAATTTCTGATATATGATATTTTGCCATTCCGTCAGAATAGCTAAGATAAAGTACAGAACAATCCCTTTGTGCGGTTAATAATCTCCAAACGCTAAACGCATGTCCTAATACAGTAGATTTAAAATGGAATCTCGGTAATACCGCAACATAATTCATTCCGGTTTCCAGACATTCCTCTATATCGTCGGCTAACACCCCCACATGCCAGGCTTGGAAATACTCTGGATGGTCAAAACTATAACACCATATATTTTGAAGGAAATCTTTAAAAGAACCAACTTTAAATTTCTCCTGCTTCTTTAAACCTTCCGAAAGTAGATTAAAAGCATTTTCTACTGTTATTACATCAGATGCCACGGCTATTTATCTTCCTCCTGATTTTGTACTAAAGTTTTTAATTTAACGGCTATCTTATTTAAAATATCCTGATCGGGTATCTCTTCAACTAGAATCCCTAAAACGTCCTGAACGAATTGTAAATTTATCAGTCCAGATAAAACATCCCTTTGCCCTTTAATGCCTATATCTATAGCCTTTATAGCATCAAAAGCCCTATCAAAAGGTAACCCACCTAATTCTTTAAACGCTTTATTAGATACTTCTGTATACCTCTCAAGCTGTTCCTGTTGCACTCTATGATATCTCTGCGCTTCTGATTCAGCTATTTCTTGTTGATTATCAAATCTTGCAACATCTTTCTGCTCACCCCAACTATATTGCTTCGCCCATGAATAAATAGTCACAGGCTTCACTTCTGTGTTATTTTCTTTGGATATTATTTCTGCTATTTCTTTAGCAGTTTTATCCCCAGCTACAAATAATTTCATAGCCTCAAGTTTTACAGATTCAGGAAATTTTTTAGGCATTTACTCCTCCTATTCATACATGCTGTTAGGGTCTAATGCCCCATATCCAGCATCAGAAACATGTTGAGAGTCGATGTTACCACCAATAGGAGATCCATCACCTTGTAAGATACTAGTAAAATCAAAATGACCTGTTTTTTTCGTAGATGACGTAAAGCAAGTAGGCACTTTAATTTTAAATTTCCCTGCTCCTATATATACCTCATCATAAGTAATAGCTATCTCATCTCTTGTACATATGGATGACCATATAGCTTCCTGTTCCGCTATAGGGCTATACAATTTATTTTTTAATATCGTTCCGGAAGTTCTTTGTAACCCTTTTATTTCCTGGTTATATTTACAATCAATGTACTTACACCAAACCACTACCCCACGTTCTTGTTTCACGTCCTCTAAAGTAGGTAATTTCTTTGGGAATTTATCCGCATACTTCTTTTTTTTCTTTACTGCTTTACTGTTAAAATGAATCTGAATTTCTGGTCTTACCTTTTTTAAACCGCCTACCATTAGTCTAATCTCCTTTTATTCCATAATGCTATACATGCCGCATCCGCATAATCTTGCTCAGGGAAAACATCTCCCCATTTATCTACCGCAAATTGTCTGATATCATCTTTTGAGGCATTTCCTTTACCTAAAACGCCTTTTTTCCATTGTTTATTATCCACCCTAATCGCATCAATACCCTTTTGTAACAAAGTACCCCAAACAAATCCAACTACATGAGCGATTGCGATAGTCGTCTTTGGATTTTGAATAAAAATCGCTGCTTCAATGGAAGCTTTACCAGTTAATTTTATTTTACTCAAATCTTTGGAAAATCCTAACGATATTTCAGGGAATCTTTCCTCAAAAACTTTTTTCTTGCTCCCCCATTTATGCATCGAACTTATTTGTTCTTCAGAATCTAATAAAACCCCATGAATAGCCAGCGAAGAACAGTCCAAACCTAAATAATTCATACACTCGGCCTGTAAGTTCTTAAGGCAACAACTCTTGAAACTGTATTATATGCAGTAGTATGGGAATTTAATAAACCGGAAATCTTCTTAAGTTTAACTTGAGCGTCTATAATTTCTTGTTTAGCAGCTAATATAGCTGGGAATTTAGTTAAAACCTCACCTCTAAGCTCTTCTTTTGTGGGTTTTCGTATGGAAAGCTCCTCATACACTTTAGCGACTTTATAATGCGCTATACTGTAATCTTCCACAAAAGAAGCTTCTAACGCCCACATTAAGGCGTCCTGGTCAGCTAATTCAGTTTCTAGATAAGCTTTGTACCCCCCATACATAGTTAAAAAAGTTTCTAATTGACTATTTTCAACATTCATTAAATTAGAGAATTCTAAATGATCTCTTTCGGGTAAATCCATACTAAAACTAGGTATATTAAGAGCGTCTACCTCTTGTTTAGCCTTCTCTAAAGATTTTGTTATTGTCCAATCCTGCATAATAAATTCTCCTATTTAACTTTTTTACACGCACACCAAACTAATCCTGTACATTCGGTTGGTGGTATTTTCATATTTTGTATATTAAAACATCTAGTTAATATCGCATCCCATTGTTTTAAATCCCTCTTAACTAGAAAAGTTTTAATAGCTTGAGTATTTTTATTTTCGTAAAAAACAGTTCCTATATCATATCGCCCCACATTCAAATATATTTGAAGTTGAGTTTTATGATCTTCTCTAGGCCCTTTTAAACTCCCAAAACCAGCGTTATTTATAGATTTTAACTCTATCGGTATTAGTCCATACTCTTTATGTTTAATAAGGAAATCTATTCTTCCTGACATTGGGGGGTTTTCATGTTTCACCTTCACCTCTTGACCCATTAGAATACCTAACCCTTTAAACCAAGTCTCAACCCGTTTTTCTAAATAACTACCATTCTGGAATACACGATTTAATTTAGGATCTAACACGGCTTTAGGCATTTTCCCATGATAAATTAACCATACAGCTCTATCACACTTATTACTTAATGTGGATGGATGGAAAACCCCATTTCTTGGTGGGGTCATTGTACCTGTTAAATACTTATCTAATACTGTGTTTAACCACACATCTTCAGGTTGTATTTCTATTGTTCTGGTCTTGTTGGGTCTTTTAGCATCGTTAAATTTGATAATGCCTGGCATAAAAATTCCTTTATAGCTTTCCTCTTAGTTTCTTTAATGTGTAAGATGTACTCCACATCATTATATTCTTGTAACTTTGCATCTCTTTTTAAATCACGCTTTTTAAAATGACCATATGTTCCGTCAGCTTCAATAATCATTCGGAGTTCTGGTATATAGAAATCTGCGGTATATGGATAAATCTCATATTGTTCTGTATATCTAAGCCCTAAATCAGATAAACACTCAGCAATTATATTCTCCTGCTTTGTGAAATCTCTAGGTAGTAAGCCCACTTTGCAATTCCTTAAAAAGTTTCTTATTCTCAATAAAGAATTCTTTAACCCCATTTAAACCTTGTAATTTAATATCATTATATGTATACCAAGGCCCAGCTTGTTTAATCATGCGTTGTTTAATTGCTTCCCGAATATAACTTTCCATAATGTCTATACCACCCTCAACTCTAAAGGGAATAGTTGCCGAATTCCAGTTTTCACCGCCTGCTTTCGTTTTGCGTAACCTAATATCCATATCAAAACCCACGTTCTGCTTACCTTCTTTTATCCAACCATGTCTCCGAACTTGTATTAAGAAGTGGGCGAAGAAACTCTGAGCTAATCCCCCGGGCATGTTATCTAAAGCTGTAGGACCCACAGAGGACCTTACCTGGTTTATAGCTACAAAAGCGGATCCGTGTTTAAGATTAGGTAATAATTTAGGTAAGGCACTATTTACAAATCTAGCTTGCCAAGCCATAGGGTTATAACTAAACTCTTCATCTAATACTGTAGTGGGTACTAACCCAGCTATGCTATCCAATACAATAATATCCACACCGTCCAGCATTAACTCCCTAATCGTGTTAAAAGCTTCCTCTCCAGTAGTTGGTTCTAAAAATAGGAGGTTTTTTGTATCCACACCACATTTTTTAACCCACTTAGGATCATAAGATAGTTCTGTATCAATCCATGCAGCTACTCCACCCTGCTTTTGAACATTAACAATAATCTGTGAAGCTAAATATGATTTACCAACATTTGTAGGCCCATAAATTAAAGTGAATCTTTTCTTAGGTATGCCGCCACCAGTTAATTTATCCAAAGCTGGGATATTAAATGGAATCCTGTCATACTCTAACCCAACACTATCCCCTGATTGTAGGTTTTTATGTTTTTTAAGTAGTTGTTTTATAACCTCGGATGCTGTTTTCTTCATTCATCCTCCTCTATATCATCACTATTGCCTTTATTGTATAGTTCACTTAGCTTGGTTTTTAATACCACCAAACTAGCATCTATAGCAGTATCCGCATCCGCTAACTGAGCTTCTAAAGATAACTCTGTATCAATGTCTGATATTTCGACATCAATACGGCGATTTTCAAAATCCGCCATTTTTTGTGTAAATCCAATTTTAACTGAAATTAAAGACATATTAATCCCCCATTGACTTGTTTTCTTGGAGTTCATTAGTGAAACTCCCTTTAGCTAACATTAAAGCAATTATACCATATCCAGCGATATCTATAAACGTATCTACTACTGATTCGTTCTTTGGCTCGTAATCGTTTTTCCACATCAGGTTTTTTAACCTGGACACCTTATCCCACAATCTAACAACTAATCCCTTTTCTCTAAAAGCTAGTATGTTGTCATGCCCGTAATCATGTTGTTTGTTTATCACAACCTGGGCTATTTCTAATGCAGCTTCCCTGCAAGCTTCTTCGTAACTTTGTTTCATAATAATTCCTTCCTTAATCTGAATAATCTAAAAATGACATATCTTTAAAATCTTTTTTATTAGCCCACGATTTAACGCATAACTCCATATCAACTTTTAAAGGGATATCTAAACTGTTTTGTTCAAGTAATTCTTTGATTCGCTTTGGAATTAAGCCTAATTCAGATTCATGTATCTCACATATAATCTCATCATGTACTTGTAAGACTATATTGGATCTCTTATCTTGTAAATATTTAGAAATTTCTACCATTCTCTCACTAAGAATGTCAGCACTAGTTCCTTGTACAAGATAATTAACTCCTTTATAAGCAAAATCTGCTTTTATATGATATCTACGATTATATCTATTTTTTATACCCTTTTTACTCTGTTTAACCCTAGCAACAACATCATTAAAAAATTTTTTAGATCCAACCATACCCTCAAAATATTTTCTTTTATAACTTGCTGCTTCTTCTGGAGTTGTTTTTAACTGCTCTGCTAGTCTATTTTTGCCGATACCGTAAATTGTACCGAAAGTTATACCTTTAGCTAGTTGTCGATAAAATTTAAACTGCTCATCGTTTTCAGTAATGTTAAATGCTAACTTAGCCGCCTCTCCATGAAAGTCCACCTCATCTTTGTTAAGTAATGCATCTATAGTCTCATTTCTAAAGTAGGACATAAAAACTCGAACTTCCATTTGATTATAATCAAAACTAACTAATGAATAATGGGACCTGGGCACAAATAAACGTCTAATAGATATTTGATTTTCATCTCTATCATCATAAGATTCATCCCCAATAAATGCCCAAGTTTCTAGTACATCATCAGATAACTCTACATTAAGTTGTTGACCTTTTGATGAAACCATAGCGTCTATTTTGTTTTTTATTCTAAGTTTTTCTTCTTCAGTTAACTCAGGACTAACTAAACGAAAATGATTCCTGGGTATATTTTGTAAATTTGGATCTCTACTGGAAAGTCTCCCTGTTGCTGTACCCCAATTACAAAAAGATGTTCGCATAACATCTTTATCTACATATCTATCTACATAAGTGGACTTTAATTTCTGTAATGCTCTGTATTGCCGTATTAACCCGGCTAAACGGTGATTTATGTTTACTAAAGCCGCCTCATTCCAAGAAGCAGCCCCCTTTTCAGTCTTTATTGGTGATTCTATTCCCAAAGAGGCGAAAACTTCCCCGATTTGCTTTGGGCTAGATATATTAAATTCTTTTTCATCATGTTTGGGGGAAGCTATTGGAATATCACGATTCCATTTTTTCATACCGGATACATTAAGTATTTCACGTTCAAGTTCATTTAAGCGTATTAATAATAATTTTTGAATTTTTAAAGTGTATTCTTT